CTCCCGAGGAAATCATGGCACGTGCCCTAACCATCGCACAAGCCACTCTTTCCAAAAGAGAGGAACGCCTAAACAGCTCGAAGCCCAAACCGAGCAGCAGCAAGCCACCATCAAGATTCAGACAGAGGAAATCAAGCAAGCAGCCCCGAAAGTCAGCTACTACGATAATCATTTGCAATCGGTCAACACGCTTACCTCCACACAGGTGGCTAAGCAAATCGGAATGGATGCGGAGAAGCTTCACAGGAAAATGAAAGAAATTGGTATCCTTTACAAACAGTCCGGTCAATGGTTACTATATTCTCCTTTCTCTACTTGGGGACTTCATGCTACAAGGACGCAAACATATACCCGTAACGACGGCTCCATAGGGACCAGCGTTTACACAGTATGGACCACTAAGGGTATACGTTTCATCCATGCCTTGAACGAATGTGGATGGAACGTCAAGAAAGCAATTAAGCAGATTAAAGGAGAATTCGAACCCGCTGCATAATAATTAACCACATATTATTTCTGTTTTGCTCACCTTGTTTATAAGGTGAGCAGACCTCTAACACCTTAGAATTATGATAGAGATTATATTAATATTGGTTTGTCTGTACACAGGTTACAGGCTCACACGGAAGAAAGGAGAATCGTTTTTCTACAACGATTGATTATATATAACGCTTCGACTACCAATCAGGCGAATATCTCTGTTAGGGGATGAACACCCCGGGAGCAATACGGCTCCTGGGATCTCGACGAAGGAAACGAAATTAATCTAAATGAAATTCTAAATAAAAAGCTATATGGAAACTTCAAAATATACCAATATGGACATGGTATTGCTGAGCCGTGTCGTATCACTTACAGATGACATCCTTAGAATGCATAAGGAACTCAATGAACTCAAACTTATCCTCAATGAACGGACAAAGCAGGCTGAAACAAAAAGCAAGCGAAATGTCTTCATGAAAATAGAGAAAACAGGACGGTAAATATGATGGAGGGAGAGCCAAACAGACTCTCCCTTTATTTATAGAATCTTAAAAATAGAACCAAATTCTGGCACTTAGTCAGAAAAATTACGGGGGTTATAATTTTACCACATGAAAAACAGAACAAAAAGGCAGCTTACTCGGCTGCCTTATCCATTTTTTCTATTACCTCCCTGAACCTGTAAAACTGATCAATGCACGGATAGTATGTAGGGTTCTCCCACTGGGCTCCTATCATCATTGTCATAGACTCAATATAGTATTTGCAGTCTACGATCTTGGAGGCTTTATCCAATTGGAGTTCATTCGGATATTTCCCTGAAACAAGCAATTGTTTTCCCCAGTTGATCAGTTCTGTTATGTTTGAAAGGCTATACTTCTCTTCCATAGTTAATTTATAATTGGATTTTCATTAAACAAAAGGACGGTTTCACAGTCCCAACCTGACAAATAAGATTGCGTCTCTCTTACTCCTTTATAGGTCAGCCAAATCCCATCATAGCACTTAGATAATTCTTCGAAATCTAAGAATTTGAATGATGGAATATAACCTTTAGGAACATCAATAAGACCACTATCTAAATTGAATGATATAACACGTTCCTTAGCCACATTTATAAAATCACGACAACTATCTATAACCAAGATCCGTTCCGTAGAAATATTAAGTTCAAAGCTATTTTGGATTTTATTTAGCCATTCATACTCTATACAGCAATCACGCCATTTGTACTTAGAATATACCGGTGAAGTCCATAATACTCCGGATGCAGGTTTATAATAGGATATTTCTGAGTTTTTAATCGGAGATATCGGGTGTAGTTCTGTATTTCCGCAATGTTCTACTAACATGTTATACTTATGTTGATTCTGTTTCTTGTAGTATCCTTTCAAATATTTGTTTATATTTCTTTTTTGTTTTCTTACATCGATACAGAGTATAAATTAAATTACTATATTCTTTATCATACAGTTTACATATTACTTCTAAATTATCTACAGATGCATTAAATACGCTTATTGTAGATTCGCTAATGCCATAATCTGGAACTACTGTCGTATCTTTTTTAAAAGAAAATTCACTATTATCTAAAGGCTTGGTTCCTATTGACACATTTGACTTAAAGACATATGACATAGGCTCTCCCTCTTGAGGATTTTTGCCATGAACCGGATTTGAAACAGATGATCTAGGTTGAGAGGTGGCAAATGTTGTTATTATACATTCTACAGAATCATTATATAAAATAATTGCAAACTTATTTTTCTTTCCATTAGGCCCTAAATCAAAACATCCATGGAGAATATTTCCTGCTTTAAACATAAATTATACAACTTTGGATTTTAGTACAGACATAAATGCCATGTGATCATAGGCCTCTTTATAACGCGCTTGTTTTTCGGGAGAAGATTCTATTAATACTCCCATATCAACTTTTGCATCAGAAATATTAGCTATAGAAAAATCTAATTCGTTTCTTTTTTTAGCAATATCCCATGGGCTTCCAGGTTTATGTGTAATATGTACTAATTCACAAGCCTTTTTATCCTTACATTCTTCAATAACCTCGTTTATAATATCAAGGTCATAATCGCTCAATTCACCATCATCAAACTTACGCAAAGGCTTTATTATAGTAGTAAAAGCTCCATTATACTCACTATTGACTACTGCCGAAACATATTCTCCAAAATTATCTTTAATATGAAATATAGCAGGATCTACCGGACCATATTGCCAAACTTTATAGTCAAGCCATGTAATTGGAACACCACTGTCTTTTAGAGCTTTTTCGTCTATTAAATACAGCATCTTTATTAATTTAGTGTGATACAAAGGAGCACACTTTTCTGCTAATAGAATAATTATATTACCTACTAGCTCTTTGTTTACTTGTACACCTAAACTTACCATATATTCACCTCCTTAATAATATGATAGCGTTACATTATAATGTTATCACGTTGCAAATATAGTAAATCAGTCAGTATCTCACACTAAATCATCACTAAATTTACCATCAAGACGATAATTTTAACTAATACCAATATGATTATCAGCTAAATCACATCTATTATCATATAAAACAGAACTATAAGAGGAAGGTTCAGAAGGAGCCGGAACTTCTTACGTGAACCGGCTCAGAAAGCGTGTAAAGGGATATATCCTATTTATACGTTTCCTGAGAGTAAAGAGAGAACCGGCAGATCAAACAATTACTGATTATTCCTAATTGTTCTTGCAACTACCGAAGCCAAAGCACTCAGGCAATTAATCCCTTCATAGCTCTCTTTACCATTATAATCCATCACTGAATCCATAAAAGAAAGATATTCAGGATAATCATCATAATCACTTCTAAATTTAAATCTCTCTCTTATAAATTCTTCATTTGCAGATATTCTTTGGTCCATATTCGCATATAAGCTGGTAGCCCGCACATTATCCATCCATTCCCGCACATCTCTTGCAAATTGGAAATATGATTTATGACTTTCAAAAACAGTACTGACAGGTGCCCATTCTTTGAGTTTCTCTTCCATTAATCCGGCATCAAATCCATCTCTAAATAAAACTCCGTCGATAAAGACCTCAGTTCCATAGACTGCATGTATCATTATAAACTTACCATTGCAATCTGGCATGATATAGACTATAGAATCTCCTTCTATTGCTATTCCTACATTATAATATTTCATATTTTCTTTCTTATGTGTATTTCTCTTCCTAGCCATTGAATATGATAAAAACTGTTCCCGGAATATATCTGTACACGCATAACGGAAACAGTCTGTTAAATGGCCAAACTCCTCGTAACTCTGTTTTGTTATCTTGTCCTTAATCCGAGCTTTTAATATTCCTCCATTAGTGTCTTTCTTTACATTCTCGTAATCTTGTATAGACTTCTTACATGATTCATCAATAGACACAGATATTCCATGGAAACCCTCTAATAAAGCATTCACAAACTCTCCCGACATAGCAACAGGAGGGTTCTTTTTAGGGACCATATCAACCACCCGAAAAGTTTCTTCCAACACATCTATAAATTTATCCAGAAAAGATCTCTTTTCATCATCAATAGTATTTCCGCTTCTGGTACTCGCATCTCCATGCAAATATACCACATCGTTATATCCGATTCCTTCCAGCCATGTACGTGTCAACTCGGCTGCTTTAGTTACTGTATTAAACGGATCTTCAGCACAGATTTCATGAACTTGCCTTAACTCCAATTCTTCATTTTGCCATATTGATACACTGATATATGGGAGAACATTATTATCAACAGAAATATGCAAAGGAATTCCTTCTGTTACAGGACATATCTTCTTATGCTTACCAGAATCAAATGCATGCAAAAACTCTCCACCTGTCTTTATTTTACCCCATTCCCCAAGCGCATATATACGATAGTAATTATAATCTCTTGTCCTATCCTTATCAAAATCAGCAACCGCCTGCCGGTCATAAAATCCATATTGCCCGTCCGGACTGCCAACTACCCAAAAATTATTGAGGTAAGTTGATTGCATTATAACTGTATCCGGAGCATGAACTTCCTCAATTCCCGTTCTAGGATTTCTCAAAAGCCTTTCTGTATTTTTCCATTTTCTAGCAATCATTGAGAATTCTTTAGGAAGAATCTTCTTTGTTTCATTGTCTCTCAATATACCATACAAGTCATTTGACTCTTCTTTTAACTGCTCTTTATCAAATACATTTTTTTTAATCCAACACTCTTCCTCAATTGGATTAAACATTGAAATGATTTTCTGTCCTTTCCGGCCTCTAAGACGCTTCTTTATCTGTTTGAAATCTTCTTCTTTAAACTCTGACAATTCTTCACAGACAACATATTTATAACTCTCCAATCCTTTTATTTTCTCAGAATCATCCAATCCCTTAAATGTTATGTAGGACCCGTTAAAACAAATAATCTTATTCTCTCTAAACGAGAATAGTCTATATACTCCAAGGGACCTTACCGCCTCCTGAAAAGTCTTATAAATACTATCAGCAATAGAAGAACCTACTTTTCTAAATACAAGCGTATTATTACCCCCTGAAAGACATTCTATCAACATAGCCTGAGCTACAGAAAAAGACTTTGCCGATGAAGAACCTCCATAGAGGAAGATAAACCTTATATCATCATCTTTCATAGCTTCCCTAAGATGATGAAAATTTGGATTAAACTTTCTATAACTAATAGATACCTTTTCCATTAATCCCCCGTCCCCGTATCAATATCAAGCAACATTTGTTTTATATTAACTTCTGTCGGTTCATCATATCCCAGCATCTTGCAAATACGAGATATGCTCCAACTCTTACCATTCAACTTTAATTCAATCCCCTCCTTGGTAACTTTAACACTTTCTACTGCACGCGCCATTTCTTCAGTCCATTCGGATGAATCTTTAAATATCACCATACCATTTCTTATACTCAGGAAATCACGGATATCAGCAAATGCAATACACCGCAATTCCTCAAGTACGCGATCCTTAGTAATATTTGACTTCTTTCTTAATTCACTTTGGAGCTCCTGTATTCTGGGAGACAGCTTTGAAACCAACTTAGATGCTGCCTCCCATACAGTTTTATCACTGGAGCCTTTGCACGAATATACCTTTCTATATGCTTCAGAAGCATTACTGGTCTCAATATAAAGATTACAGAATTTTTCTTGTTTAGGTCTTAGCTTCATGTCTTTTCGTTAGTCTGAGTTATGTATAACATAATACACATTACAAATATAATTATTTTTCTCCTAATATAAAAACTAGATTAATAGATAATCTGGAATTTGTGGTACCATTTATCCGCATGTGGGAACCATCCTATCATAAACGATATCTGGCATATAGTTATTTTATATATCTTTCCTTTCATCGTTATTCCTCCTTTTCTAATTGCTTCACAATCTTGAAATAATCCTCCTCACTCAAAACCTTTTCAGCTGCATCAAGAACAGTATTATATCCGTTACAATAAGCCAAGTCAGCAACTTCACTTATTATGAGTTTATTAAAATGGTATTGTTGTAAATTCAACAATCTTTTCATGCAAAGGGATTTATTGTGATCTCTATTCATTTTTCTTCCTCTTATTTAAAATGATTAATAAGTTCTTCTACTGTAGCCTTATGAATGGTGCCTAAGTTTATATCAATGTTATTGTATACCCAATAAGTAGAAAACTTTATATCTGGGCATTGAATCCATTTATTTCCATCTGTAAACCATTGGAACTTATCTGTATCATCTCTCAATGAAGCTATAGAAATAAAAAGCTCTTCGTTGGTTCCGCAATCAATAATATCTATTTTTTTTAGAGGAAACATTTATATCATCACTCATTGAATAAACACTTCTAACTCCAAATATAGAAGTGTATAGATTATTCCAACCTAAATATGGATTGCAATGATAACCAAGCTCTTTTAATTTATTCCTAAGCTCCGAATTATTTTTTCTAATAAAACATGGTGTTGTAAATCCCATAGTTAGTCCTCCTTTCTGTTACTTAATTAATTTAGGGTTATCAAACTTATTCCCCAACAAGCTGATACATTGCACGTCACATGGATAGTATACTTGTCCTTCTTTATCTCTGAAACAAAAACTTCCATTTTCAAAAATCACTTCTGCCACAACATGTTGATCAATATCTACAAACCCTACAATATCATGTTCATAGATCCGTTCTGGATCGCCATCTCCTGAAGTTGTTATACCGGTAAATTGCCCAACTGTTTCCGGAATAATCCCTACCCATTTTTCAGGTTCTATCTCAAAGAAAACAGCATATGTTTTCCTTTTGATGGTTCCATGGGAAATAGTCATGCTATTTACCCATTCACCACCATTAACTCTTTTCCCTCTAAATCTTATTTCTCTGTTCATGATTAATATCTTTTCCCGTTCAACATAGGTCTTAATTCATCATATCTTTGTTTCTGTTCAATATGCCAGAGCAAATTAATATCAAGATGCTTAGCAAGCCCGAAAATCTTAATTAGAGAGTAGGATATATCTCTATCAATAAGATTTTTAGTAATATTGAAAATAGACTCTGTGAATGTTTTGCCAATGAATATACGCGAATATTCTTCAAGCACTTCATCATCCAGACAATCGTTTTCTAACTCAATGTTACGTAGCCCGCATAGATCTAACAGTCGTATAGCAGCATCGGCAAGTTCTTCTTCTACTGTGCCTTTGATAAATTCCTCAAAGTCTTGCTTAAATCGACTTATTCGTAATTCTTCTGATATTGGAAGAGGGTTGCTTTGCCATTCTTTGAACAGCCCTATATCGGCATATTTATCTTTCCTGTAAGCTTCTACAGCTTCGGAAAGCTCTTTGATCACTAACATTAAGCAATGTTCATTACTTAATTCCTTGTCATGAAAGCCATGGTCATAAGCTATTCTATAGGCTTTGTCACGAAGTTCGTTTAAATTCATTTTGTTCACAATTATTAATTTTATACTAATTGTCTATTATTGATTTATATCTCCAGTACAAATAATTCCAGTTTCTTTGTAGAATTGCTGTACAATATCTATATTAACGAAAAGCTCATCAAAAGCCGAAACTAAAATGCGTTCATCATTAGACATAAGTCTGTTATTATACATCTCTATGTATCCCCTACCCAAAGCCCACAACTTGAATGAATTATATTTCAGGCCAAGTGCTTTTCTTGCGGGTGAAAATCTCACTCGCATATCATCAAAATAACTCTCAATTTTTTTTGTATTATTCATATCTGTATAGTTTTACACCAAATGGCTATTAATTAACTTTTCCTTTAATTTTATTGCTCGCATTGCACCGAAACGAGCCACTTGAAGCTGTTCTTCAAGAAACAACTTACGATATGGGTGTTGCTCAACAAAATGATATGAATAATTTCCATCATGAGTGACACATCTATGCCCATGAAGTGTTATATTCATGTCTTCATCGTATGTTATTATCCCTGTATAGGAAACTTTTAATTCATCCAATTTATCATATATATGCCATTCAAAGTTATACGTGTATTTTTAGGAATCATACCTATAAATACACCCTGTTTATAAGTCCTCGTCTGTATATGATATAACGAACAAATTGCTTGTATAAGGCTTTCTTCGTATTCCGTAAATCCTATTCCCATTTTTGATCCTTTCTAAATTATTTTGAGACTACCATGTTAAACAACAATTAGACTTAGTGCCTTTTTAATACCTGCTTCAAAAGCTTCTTCATAGGTGAAATAATATATACCTACATCAACTATAGATTGTCTGTTAGGGATTTGAATATGATAAAAGTATTTCAGCAGATTATGTTCAGCAACCGCACCACCATATCTTTCTGTCATTCTAAGTACAGACACATTTATTTCGTGTCTTTCTCTTAACCATTTAGCCGCAATAGCTTGGGTAGGTAGAGAATAACATGTTTTAGGTAGATTCTTATTTGTTCTAAATAAAGTATTCATGCGCGTTTTATCTTCTCTAACAACATTTTCACAAGCTATGTCAAAACCTTTTTCTTTTAAAAACTTTGCTGTTTCAAACGTTACAAGCTCTTCGGTCATGGTTATTCCCCTTTCTTTAGTTCTTTAATAAGAGCATCAGCGTTTCTTACTGCCATCCTTGCCAGGTCCCAAGGTGTTAGATTAGGATCTACTCCCTCAACAATAGGAGCGCATAAAATCCCTTGCATAGCGGCTTTCGCTATTTCATAACGCCTCTGTTCCCAATCAATACGATCATTAACAATTTCTCCTGTTGTCTTCATCATTACCTCCTTTATTTAATCGAAATACATTACTTTCTGACCTATACACACTTTGAACCTTGAAAGACATTCACTATATTGTGTGATATGGTTAGGATTATATCTGTTAATAAAACAGCCAGTACGTTTATGGTATCTGACACAAGCGTTTTCGGGAGATTTAGCCAATACCTCTTTCTCATCGCTAAAACCAAAAAACAAATTATCTCTGTATGATACCTTGTACACTTTCACTTGGCTTCTTATCTTTTTAAAATACTTTGCTTTCATATTTAATCTCCTTTCTCTTTAATAGGTTTTCTATTTTAGTTGGTGGTAATTTTTAATATTTTATTTATCTTCGAATCACATCTAACGGTAGGAAGGGCTGACAAATATTTAATCAGCCACTTTCTACCTTTATACTGGAAATTTGATAGCGAATATACTTTCCACATATCATCACAGTTCTTTAGTACGTCATCAGGAATATTTTCCCATGTCTTCATTTCTATAAAGGAGTCAACTAAAGAATATTCGTCATATTCTCCCCAACAGTCCTTAGTACAAAAATAAACTTCGTCACGATAACCCAGAGAGCTAAACGTAGAATCTTTACGTCTGTACTTCTTTCCTGTCTTTTTATAGGAGGCCCAATACAAGTTTGATAAATCTATATCAAATCCTTTGCGATAGAGAAGCCGGACTATCCGCTTCTCCTGTTTATTCCAAACTCTATTTATTTTAGGTGTTTTACTCATGATTAAAGATCTTTGTCTAAAGAAGGAATGGGTATCCAGAAAAGAACGCTCCCATCATATGATGTTAAACTTTTATCTGTATAAAACTTACCTCCACAGTAAAACAAAATTCGATATTTATACTCCTTACCTGTCACAAGCACCCAACACGGATATTCAGGCAACCGTTCCTTAACGTTTATCCACGGTGATTGCTTTTCCTGCCATTTGGCACCAGCTTTAAAAATATCTATTACTCTTGGTCTGAATATATCTTTTGCCAAATGAATTTTATATCTTTCATAATATTCTCTTGCTGCTTCTTCTATTGTCTGTTGCATAATTATATCCTTTCTTTTTTTAAATCGGAAAGCATTGGGATCAAGCCCTTCTCAAAACGATTGCATTTTATTATTTCATCTAATTTCAATTGTTTCCGACGGAACTTATTTATAGCCCGTTTCTCAAACTTTCTTTTTTTAGAACTGCAATGCTTCTTATCCATTCGGCATTGATAACAATGGCATATCCCAATGCCTGCATGTGATTCTTTCATGTCTGGTAAATCTTACATTAATTTAATTCATATCTAAATTTGTTTTGAATTAATTTACATTGATAATT